GTTCCAAGTCGCCCAGCCGCAGGGCCAGGGGCCGGGCGGGGCGGCGTCGATGAGGCGGATCATCTCGTCGACCGGCATCCGGTCAGTGGCTGCGGCGCAGTGGGTCGGCCGAGCCAGTTCGAGCGAGGCGTCGAGCGTCAAGGTCGTCATAGGGGCTCCCAACTAAGGTCGTAGCGCCAGTAGGCGCCGGTGTGATAGAGCTCGTCGACCGTGCTGGCCGACAGTTCGATAAGGTGATCGCCGGCTACTAAGTCGACCGAGCCGTCGGCGTTCGCCTCGCGCATGGCGCACTGTCCCAGCTCGCCGTAGGAGCCGCCGGCGCAGATGATGCCGCCGTCGACCCGCGCGTCGGCCAGTTCGTAGCCGGCGTTGTGAGTCTCGACGCTGCCGCTCATGCGGACCGTCAGCCGCGAAGGCGCTGTGAGGCAGACGCGGCGGGAGGCGTAGCCCGATTGGACGTTGGCGTTGGAGCCGCCGCAGTTCTCAGAGGTCTCGAAGCTGATGCGCAGCACCCAGCCGCCGCCGCTCCAACTAGCGCCGCCGCTGGCGGACATCTGCCAACCTTCGTCAGGACAGGAATTGGACGGGCCGCTGTCGCCAGAGGAGCCGCCGTCGTCCCCCGAAGAGCCGTCGCCCGATCCATCGCCAGAGGAACCATCGCCCGATGATCCGCCGCCGGACGAGCCTCCGCCGCTGGAGCCGCCTCCGCCGCCACTTGAGCCTCCGCCTCCGGAACCGCCTCCACTTGAGCCTCCACCGCCGCTTGATCCGCCGCCTGACGCTCCGCTGCCGCCAGATGCGCCACTTCCACCGGAGCCGCCTGAAGCCCCGCTCCCAGGTCCGCTGCCCGACGCGCCACTTTGCGATCCGCTCGCGCCCGATGGCCCGAGCGATCCACCGCTTCCGGAGCCACCACTGGCTGAACCAACGCCGCTTGATCCTCCGCCGCTCGAACCTAAACCCGATGAACCGATCGAGGCGCCGCTTGATCCCGAGTACCCGCTGTACCCCGAGTACCCGCTGTACCCCGAGTAGCCGCTGTAGCCTGAGTAACCCGAGTACCCTGAGGAGCCGCTGTACCCGCTCGACCCGCTGTAGCCTGAGCTCCCCGAGGAGCCTGAACTAGAGCCACCAGCGCCCGAACCGGAGCCAACCGAGCCACTGCCTGAATGCGAACCGGCGCCGGAGCCTGAACCGCCGGATGCGCCGACGCTCTGCGATCCCGACGCGCCGCTGCCCGACCCCGAACTGCCTGAGGAGCCACTGCTGCCGCTGTAGCCGGAGCTGCCCGATGAACCGCTCGAGGATTCATGCCCGCAGCACCCCAGTCCGTAGAGTGGCAGACCGCTTCCATCCATGCCGAGATAGCGCATGAGAAACCGCCCGATCCGCGGAAACTCACAACTGGAGAACCCGTAGAGCGGCATGCCTCCCTGCATCCCCAGGTAGCGCATGAGCGACCGCCCAGCTTGGCTCTCGTCTGGCGTGCGGCAACCGTAGCCGTAAAGCGGAACGCCCCCATCGGTCGCCAGATGTTTCGCCAGGTAACGACGCGGGCCGTTCATCAGTTGATGTCCATCGCCTTACAGGGAAACAGCGTCACCCAACCGCCACCGACATACCTTTGCACCAGCCCCGGAAACATCCCGCCCGCGTCGGGAATGTTGCTGGTCACCAGCACGTGCGCTTCGTAGTCGCCGTCATCGATCCGCACCACGGCCCAGCGCACCAAGCCGCCGCTAGGCTCGACCCACAGCACCCGCGCCGAGCCGTGCGGCACGTTGTGCAGGACTTCGCTTGAACCTGGCCAGATCTCGGCATGGTCGTAGATGACCGAGCCGTTAAGGAAAAGCTTCACCGGCATGACGCCGGCGACCGCGGCGAGGCCGATCTTGCCGGGAGCGAGCGGCTCGAGCAGCACGCCAAAGCGGCCTTCGTAACCAGTGGCCGGAAGGACGCCGCTGAAGGTCGTCTGGCGCACGAACTCCTGTTCATTGTCTGACGGCGCGACGATCGGCGCATCGAGCGCCACAATCGAGAATCGCTCGCGGTTGGCGCCCGTGTTGTTCTTCACCTTGGCGACGGTTGTCTGTCGCAGGACACCTTGCGCTTCCGCGCCGAGCGTGTGCTGCGAGCGGGTGGAACGCACCGCATCGACGAACGCGTTGTACGCCTCGGCCGGAATGCGAAGCTGCTCGCCGGATTGTACCTTTTTAAGGGGATCGCCCGCCATTTAAGCTCCGATCCCCAGGGCGCCGAAGTTACCGAGCTCGTAGACTCGCTCGACATAGGCGGCGATCGGCTGCTTGACCAGGACGTTCTCATCCTCGGCGTCGGCGTATCGGACCCACAGGTAATCCCAGCCGAGCTTAGCGATGCCGGTGATTGGACCGACGGCCAGGCCCGTCACGTTGGGGCTGGCGGCGAAGCGGTAGGTGATCTCCCAGTCTTCGGTCCCGCGCTTGGCGCCGCTGGCGCCGAGGAACAGAACCTCGCCCGCCGCAAAGCCTTTGAACGCGCCGTTGTTCACCCGCCCGGTGAGCTGGAAGAGCGTGAGCTTGTAGGCGCCGGTGACTGCGGAGTCAGGGAGATAATGGGTTTCGGTGAAGTTGTAGACCGGGACGGTGACGTCGGTCCCTTCGACCGAGTCACCGGTGACGCCGATCGCGCCCTGGCAGTCGGGCGCCGTACCCGACTGGGCATACTTGTTGATGGTCGAGAGGGACTGGGTGATGTGGGCGGTCACGCCGCCGGTGTCGAAGGAGAACGATGATTCGCCCGTCTCCTTCGGCTCTTTCTTGCCGTAGCGGGCCGTAACTTCCCAGACGCCGCCTCCCTGGTGGTTGATGTGATAGGTCTGGAAGCTCAGCCCCGCGTAGAAGCCGGGGATCGACGCTTCGACGAGCGCCCGGACGGCCGCGTCGTCTTCGGTGCCTTCGACACTATAGATCAGGTCAACCGACGGGCTTTCGGCCCCCTCGGTCGCCTCGCGACTGTCGTAGCGTTCGCGGATCGTGGCCAACGGCGGACTCCTTAGCTAAAGACGAGTCCGCCGTGCTGCGCTTCGCGCACCAGAGCCTTGGTGTTGGCAGCAACCTGCTCGGTCGCCTTGGCAGTCCGCTCCGAGAGCGAATCGGCGCCGAGACCGCGGAGGGCCATTGCATTGAACGAGCCGACGACGTCGATCTTCTTCCGTGTTCCCTCGATCGTCGCGTCGAGCGCTTCGGGCGTCGGAAGCTCGGCGGCTGGACCCTTCAATCGTTCGGGGCCTTGCGTCTCGACCTCGGCGCGCTTCGCGGCGGCGCTGGCGAGCGCGTCCTGCCATTCGCGGCGGGCCTTCTCCAGTTCCATCTCCGACGCGGCCAGCGCCGCACGATGCTTCGCCTCGCGCTGGGCCTGCTCAGTCGACTGCATATCGTCCAGCGCGCCTTGGGCGCCGACCCGATCTCGTTCGATCCGGTCTCGCTCGGCGCGGCGGGCACGCTCCCGCTCGATGATCTTCGCATCGCGACTCGCGGCGATCGCCTGATCCTGCTGCGCGACTTCCGCATTGATGCGAGCGATCTCGGCATCGGCATCGGAGTCGCCAAACAGCCCCTTGATTCGCGCCCAGACCTTCTTGAAGAACCCGGCGAAGTGGTTCCAACCCTTCTGCAGAAAGCCAATGAATCCGGTCCACGCGTCCGACAGCACGCCGATCGTTTCAATCCAGGCCACCTGCAGTCCGGCCCAAGCGTCGGTCATGAGGCGAGCGATGCCGAACACGGCGCTCTGCCAGACGCCGACGAACACTCCTTTGAAATCGAGCCAGCGGGCTTCGAGGAAGTTGACTCCCCGCTGCCACTCCATCTTGAGCGTGAGCCACAGGATCTTCGCCGCGAGCGCGAGGTCCCCGGCGGCCATCGCGTCGCCGATCCCCTTCCAGGCGGCCAGCGCCGTCTCCTTCAAGACGCCAAATTGATCGCCGAGCCAGGTGAGGGCATCGCCCCCAGCACCGCTGGCATAGATGATGTAGGCGGCGAGCGAGCCGACGGCGGTGATTACTAGTCCAATTGGTGACAGTAATGACGCAAGAATCGTCCCCAGCGTGCCGATCGCGGCGCCGGCCGTCGTGATGAGCGTGGCGATCCCGCCGAGCGCAATGCCCAGACCGCTGATCGATGCGCCCAAGGCGACCAGCGCCGCCCCGGCGGCGAGCACGGCGGCGCCGACCTTGAAGACGGTCATCACCAGTTGCCGGTTGTCGGCGATCCAAGCCGAGACGGTCGTCGAGACACGGGTCAGCGTGTCGGCCAGTTGCGAGAGCAATGGTTCCAGCGCCGAGCCGATCGTGAAGACGGCCCGCTTGAGCACGGTCCAGAGAGTGGCCATCTGATCCCCGAACGCCTCGGCAGCTGCCGCGTCTTCGGTCGAGATGGTGAGGCCCAGCTCGCGAGCCTGCTGCTGAAGCTCTTCAATGCCGGCGGCGCCTTCTTGAAACAAGGGAAGCAATCGGGTTCCAGAGCGACCGAGCAGTACCATCGCCAAGCCGGCCCGCATCGTGGCGTCTTCGACTTGCGACAGCCGATCGGCGATCAGCTTGAACTGGTCTTCGGGCGAGAGACTCTGTAGGTCGGCCACCGAAAGTCCCAGATGAGCCAGGGCGTCGACGGCGCTCGCCATCCCATCGGAGGCATCGAGAATGGTGCGCTGCATGCGGCGCAGCCCTGCTTCGAGCGTCGCCATATCGGCGCCCGTCTGATCGGCGGCGTAGCCCAGCTCCGAGAGGGCTTCGACCGACAGCCCCGTCCGCTGACTCATATCCAAGAGGTCGCTGCCCATATCGGCAAACACCTTGGCGGCGCCCACGAACGGCGCCACGACACCGGCGCCGATCCCGGCGAGCTTCGTCCCGACCGAGGTAATCCCCGCGCCGAACGCCTTCAGCTTGGCGCTAGCCGCATTGAGACCCTTGGTGAGCCGGTTGTCCTTCGTGTAGAGCTCGATGTAGGCGGCGCCGGCGCGGATGTTGGATGAGCTGGCCAACGGTTACCCTCCCGGCTTGCGATCAACAAATACCTGTTTCAAGACGCTAATGCCCACCTTCCCGGCGACGCGCTTCTCGCGCCGATGCGGATGGAAGTCGGCCGGCTTCAGCGCCCGCGTCTTCTTCCCGTCGCGATGGACGTTGGCCAGCATCGCCAGCAGCGCCGAGGTGTGATTCCACGCCTGGCGGCTTCTGGCCTCGGCCATCACGACGAGTTCCCGGAGCGTGAAGCCTCCGGGATCGACGCCGACGACCCCCGCGAGTTCGAGGACGAACTGATCAATGCGCTCGCGCAGGAGTCCACGTTCAGCTCGTCCAGCATCGTCTCGGCTGCCTCGAGCAGCTTGGTCCGTACCTGGCGGCCCGCCTCGATCACCCGGCGGAGCGCCGCCCGGCTCCGCTCCTCGGGGAAAAAATCGACCAGCTCCTCCACCAGGGCCTCGGCCGCCGCCGCAATCGCGTCGCCCCCGAGCGCCCGTCCGAAATCCTCGTCGCTGATCTTCTTGGCGTCGGCGTCTTCCTTGCAGAGGACAAACAGCACGTCTGCCAGACGCACCGGATCGGAGACAAGTTTGCCCAGCTCCTGCATCCCGTCGTCGACCATTGCGTACAGATCGACGTTGAGCGCAGCTCGAACGCGGCGGATTGTGGCGACGTTGATTGCCACGTACCACGTGCGGCCCAGATTATCGGCGAAGGTGTGCATGCGGCTCTCCTATTAGGCGTCGAAGTCGATCGGGCCGGTGACCCATTCTGGCGGCGTGGTCGAGTAGGTCGGCTTGGCGGTGACGCTCACCGTGATCGCCTCTTCGAGGGCCTCGGAGCGGGTAAACGTGATGATCCGGCAGACGGCCCGCAACCCCTGCGCGCCGGCCGCGTCCATGCTGCCGTCGGCCACCAACAGTTCGATCGGCGTGCCGTCGAAGAAGGCGTCTTTAAAGGCCGTGAAGTTGGCGTCCTCGGTATCCCAGACCATCTCGAACTCGATTCCCGCGTCCTTGAGCGTGCCGACGGTGGCCCGCCAGCCGTCGTTGCCGCGGGTGGTGACGTCGGCCTCGCCCGTTTCGAGGTTCAGCGTTACATCACGGACATTACTGACCTCTGACCAAATGTTGCTGCCGATGGTGCCGGTGTTGCGATAAAGCTTGGCGTCGAGGCCGAGTCGGATGGCCATTTGTCTGTTCCTTCGTTAGCGGACCGAGTTGGCCCAGAAGTCGGGGAGGCGGTCCTGGAGTTTTTCGAGGGCAGGCCCCATGTAGGGCCGCTTGGGATAACGCTCTCGGCGGTAGCGGCCGCCGAATTCGTGCGCGGAGCCGCTCGTGCCGACGCCGTCGCGCTCGGGGCCGATCGCCACAATGCCGCGCTGCTTGTCGACGGCGTAGGCGATCGCCCGCTTTAGCTGGCCGCGACGGGTATTCGGCGGCGTGCCAGGCGGCGACGCTTTCTTGCGGGTGCGGATGCTGCGGCGGGCGGTCAGCCGGAGCGCAGCGCCGGCATGGCCGNNGGCATGGCCGAGGCTGGTAATGTTGGCCTGCTTGGTTTTCACCAGGACCTTCTGCTTGTGGAATTTCGTCTTAGCGCGCATCGCAATCATCGAAATACCTTGAACGCGAGCGTCAGCACGCTGGTGAACTGACCCAGCTCAGCGAGATGGTCCGGAGCGAACACCGGCTCGTTCACCACACCGGTACACCGTGCCGCGGGGAAACTCCCAAGCGACCCAGTGCGAAAGTGATCGGCAATCTCCTCGGTGAGCGTCATCAGCGCATCAAGCGGCGGATTCGCCTGATCGACCTTCTGCTGCACCGCCAAATCGATCTGATACTCAAAAGTGTCGCGGCTCCGATCGAGCGACGTCGAACTGAGCCCCTTTGGCACGACCGTCACATGGAGCGCCGTCATCTCAGCCAGCCCGAACTGCGGCGCATAGTGCCGCACGGCACTGACCGATTGGCTGAACGAGTGGCCGTTCAGCTCCGCGACGACCGAGTCGGCGATGTCGATGATCGTGGCCATCTACGACTTACCTCCCCAGGCGAGCATCGTCCCGTCGGGCAGGCCTTCGGTGTCGACGGTCGAGCGACCGACGAACTTCAGCCACTGAGCTGGGATGCTCACTTGCCAGCACTTCATGAACTGCTCTTCGATCACCAGCCCGAACTCGTAGGCGAAGTACGTCACCCCATCGAAGCTGGCATAGACGTCGAACGCTCCGGTTGTCGGCAGGCCGACTCCAATCGACTTGTAGGGCTTGATCCACAGCGGTGCGGCCGTGGCGAGCGATGAGCCAACGCGGATCGTCCCGTAATCGAAGGCGGAGACAGTGGTCTGGTCCATCAGGCGATCTGCTTGGTGTGAATGCGGTACATCTGTCGGTGTGGGTCAGCCCACCGCCAAGGCGGTTCGCCGCTTGGGGCTAGGACCTCGTAGACGAGCGTCTCGACACCCACCAATTCTCGAATCTGGTCGCCGCGCTGAGGCGGCGCCGGGCTCCCTCCCAGCGCCAAGTCTTCCGCACGGATTAAGTAGTCTCGATCGGTCCACTCCATCCGCACGCCGCCCATTCCGTCGTCGAGCTTCAGCAGCGTCCGGCCGATCAGGGCGCGAACCGTGACTTCCTCGACGCCGCGACGGTAAACGATCTCGCTCGCCACATGCTCGTGGAGCTGGTCGGCGAGCCAGGCTTGTCCGTCGCGGAGGAGGTCCGGCATCGATTACGCACTGTGGGAGTTGGGGGCATATTGCAGTCGAACGCGAACCGTCGGCGAATCGTCGGGAGCCGGTTCCACAGCATGCCCGATAAACACGTCCCCAGGATCGAGCTGGCCCGGATAGGCGATGCTGTTGGACTCGCTCCAGAAGGCGTCGCCTCCCATCCCAAACTCAACGCCAGCGCCCGCCGGTTTAGGGAAGTCGAAGATCCCGACGACGGACAGTGCGCCTCGCTTGCCGGCGGGAATGGCTTGCTTGGCGACGCCGACCCAGTAGTCCTGCCGAACGATCGTACCGGCGGGCACATCGGCGACCGGCGTATGACTGATGACGTCGCCTTCTTGGACGAATGTGGCTTTAGCCATTGAACGATTCCTCGGATGTGTGTGATGTGGTCAGTGCGAGCGAGGCAGTTATGCTTCGCCCTTGCTCTTGAGCCCGCCGCGCGGGTCTTGCAGCGCCACGCCGAAGTCGTGGTAACCGCGCATCTGGATGCCCAGGACGTTGAAATCGGCCTCGGCCGTTTCGATCGTCGGCGACTCCTGGCCGTTGAGGAACGCGACCTCGATCACTGGAAGGTCGGCGGGTTCGGCGAGCAGATACCACGCCTTGGCAGAGCTGCCGGTGTAGGAGGCGTTGGCCAGGTAGCGGCTTACCTCGACGCGGAATTTGCCCTGGTGGGGATTGCTGACCGGATACTTCGAGTTAGACGTCGTGTCACGCAGCTCCATCGACTTGAAGAGCTGCGATGCCGTCGCGGAGAGCCCAGTCGGCGTCAGCAGGATTGCCGGCATGACGCCGATCGGCTTGCCGGCGCCGTCGACCTGGTCCATGAAGGCGACCTCGCCCTTGGTAAGGCCGTCGATCGACAGCGCGGTGTCAGCGCCCGAGATGTAATTCTTGTTGCCGGCGGTGAAGAAGGCGGAGTTGGCCAGATACGTCATCCAAAAGACGTCGTTGATCTTCAGGCCCGAGCCTCGACCGAGCTTGCGAGGCACGGTCGTGATGGCGCCCAAATCGTCGTTGATCATGTCGCGGCGATCGATCGACAGCATGAGGCCGTAGGTGTCGGCCTGGTTGCTGAACTTCTCGTCGCCGAGCGTACCGTGCTTGAGCTCGCCGCCCGGTTCGACCAGTTCGTACTGGTCCTTTCCGATGAGGCGGTAACTGGTGACCGTTTTGAAGTCACTCACGTTGCGGACGGCGCAGATATTCCGCCAGACACGCTCGACGCTGAAGAAGCCTTCGAGCAGGAACTTGTTGGAGACATTCGAGAGGATGCCGCCGATGTCGATCGAGGAAAAACTCGCCTCGATCCCGCGACCGAAGGCATGCCGGAGGATGGCCCGGCTGTCGCGGAAACTCCGGCCGGTGTAACCGTTGGCCCAGGCGGCCTCGAGCAGCAGTTCCTGCAGACCGATGCCGCCGCGAAACTTGCGGGAGGCCAAGTCGAGCGTCTGGACGTCGTAGCTCTCCTCTACACCTGCCGCGCCGGCGGTGAGCATGCAGGCGGCCTCGAGGACGGCGGTGGTGACGCTGTTGTCGGGCGAATGGATGGCCGGCGCTGCGGGTCGGGTTTGACGTAGGACTTCCAGCTCCGTGCGCTGCTCGGTCCAGCCGTCGCGGATCGCCTGGGCCTCGACCTGCGGCAACCGGCCGGAACAGATCCGCCGCACGGCTGCGATTCGCTCGGTTTCCGCGGCTGCCTGGGCGCGGATATCCTGGATGCCGTCGCTGGCGACAATCGGCGCCGCCGATTCTTCAGTAATGACGGTCTCTTCCATGTTCTCTTCTCCGGTTGGGGCTGCGGCGCTGGCGGCGATGCTCGCGCTGGTGGCCCCGTCGGCCCCCAGATCGACAAAGCTGATCTCACCGAGCGTTGCTTTGCGAACGACGTTCAAGGGACCACTGTGGTGGGCGCCATTGACCATCACCTGTTGGCCTTGTTTGACAAACTCGAATTCCTCGACGGTAGTTCCAACGGACGCCTGCCAGGGAAAGCCGTTTTTCGAGCTGGCGACCACTTCACGGGCGGCTGAGGTGTCGCGCGATACGATGCCGCTGGCGACCAGTTGGCCCGCATCGACGCGAATCGCATCGGTGTGGCCCACGCCAGAGAGCGGATCGTGACCGAAGCGGATCGGTCGCGCTTGTGAGGGAATCGACAGCCCCGCCAGATCGAGCACCACCGGGATCCGCCAGCCGGCGATCCGCATCGGCCCGCCCGTATAGGCGACCATGCGAAAGCGCGGCAGTCGGGTGGCGCCCTCAGCGGCTGCCTCAATGTCAAACTCGGCCGACGCGGTGAGCTCCATCGTCGCCGGCAGCTCATGCGCCTCAGGCGGCGCTGGCGGTTGTTTCATCTTCATCTTCTTCCTCTGTTTCCTCCTGAGAGGCGTCGGGTTCGCTCGACGGCACAGGCGTCGCCGCGAGTCCAAGCTCCTTCATCAACGACAGCTCCTTGGCCCGCTGGCGAAGCTGAGATTCCCAGTCCTGGCCGCGCCGGGCGTACTCGTCGGCGAGCGTGGTGGTGTGATTGGCTAGCCGCGTCGCTTGTGCGCTGGCTTCCTTAGCGGGATCGACGTGTTCGTGCCCGTCCCAGAACCACTGATGGGGCCAGTCGGCGAATGGACCGGCGCCGGCTGGCAAGAGGCCCGGCACCAGTGCTGCTTCATCGAGCCACGCTGCGAGAATCCGGTCGAGCACGACGCACTCGAGGTGCGCCTGCTCGACGCGGAGCGATTTGAAATAGGTCTGATGGTCGAGGCGGCCGGAGGCGTAGTTGTAGCCGCTGCTGTTTCCGGCAGCGACGTTGAACGGCATGTTCAAGCAACGGGCGATCTCGTTGAGAATCTCGTGTTTGAACTCCGCATAGGTGGTCGCTGGCTGCTCCGCTTCGAGCTGGCTCATCTTCCATCCGCCGGGCATCGTCACCAGCGCACGCTTCTCCAGGTCGATCGGCTCGAATGGTTCGGCGGCATCTGCCTCGCCGTTGGCAGGCGAGTCGGTGTATAGAATGCCGGCGAAGTCAGCGGCTGTTTCGGCAGCGGATAGCACGGCCAATGTGAATCGTCGAAGTTGTGCGAACAGCGGCAGGGCCGGCATGATGTCAGGGATGCCGCGGGCCTGTCCCGGTCGATCGGAGCGGAACCAGTGAATGACGGTCTCCGCAGAGAGACGATCGTAGTCGCGGTGGATTAGCGCCAGCGAGTCGCCAGGGTGAGCCTTCAGGACGTGGTACTCGACTGGGTTGCCGAACTGGTCGAAGACGATGCCGTCGATGGCGCCGCCCGCCAATGGACTAAGATCAGGCGTGGCGACCTGCTCGGCCTCCACCAGCCGCAGGTCTAGCTGGACCGGCGTAGGGAGGTGCGGGTTGCTGGTGAGGATGGCGAACGCCTCGCCGTCGGTAGCTCGGGCGGCTCGCATGGTGCGGAGCTTCTCGGCAAGGCCGATCGCCTTGGCCCACGCATCGAAGGCACGCTCGATCTGGCGGTTCCCCTCGGCGTTGTCCGTAAGCAGTTGTAAGCGCGGGCCAGTGCCGACGACGTCATTGGCCAGCGTCAGCACGATCCCGCGGGCGTAGCTGTTGTTGGCGGCCTCGTAGCGGGAGCGATTACGGAGCAGGCGCCGCACTTCGGCGCTGTTGGCGGCGTTGGCCGAGAGGCCATCGGCGTTCGCCCAGTGGCGGCGGTTGTCGTCGGTGGTAACGGCCGCGTCGTAACGGGCGCGGAGGAAGCGCACGTTTCGCCCGTGTGGCGGCGTGCGCTGCTTGGCGGGCATCAGGTTGGCGAGCCAGTTCAGCACGTCAATCGGCGCCAGGAGGGACGAACTTATTGAAGACCAGCCCGCGAGACTTCGACTTGGCAGCGGCCTTTGAGGCGAGGTAACGATCCGCTTCGATTTGCTCGGCGAGCTTGTGCTGCTCAACCGAACCGGCGTCGCCGGCGGCCTTGGCGGGGCCGGTGGCGTTGTTGCGGATCACGTCGTCGAGGTCGTCGGGCATGGCGGTGTATCCAGGGCGACAACCCGTCAGGCGAGCCAACGAAAAAAGGCCACGCGGGGATGCGGCCCCGCATGGCCTTTCATTGGCTGGTGTCGTCGGTAGGGATCAGCTAACGACGTCGCCCGATCAGGTTGTCTAGCGTAAGTGTACTCTCGACAGTCTCGCTACATGACGGCTAATCCCGGCTTTCGTGTTCATCGTTACGCATATTGACCTACTCACCGAGTCCGTGGGCCTATTCGGCAGTTTCGGTGAAAATGCCTTAGATCGGCGAGGATTGCGGCCATCTTGCGGCCGTAGATACGACTGACGCCTGGGTGAACTGGGAAAAAGGTGCGTCGAGGAATAGAATTCGCGGGCTAAGATGGTAATCTTCTGACAACCGGAGCACGTGACCCGGCTGGCGTTCAATTGCCCCGGCGGAGTCTTCTGGTGCTGCGTTTTCGACGAGGATCGGGAAGAATGATTGGTGGCCTAAAATCCTCGCCGCTAGGTAAGATCTGAGAGGGAGTTAGCATTGGTTCCGCGGCAGCATCATTCCATCACCTACGACTCGCCACCATTGGTCGAGGTGGCGATGTCTGTGCAGTTCGATCCTCCCAAAGGGCTGAATCAAGCCCACCTCGGGGCGTTCTGGGTGACACAGAAGGATCGGCTGCCCTTGGTTCGCGCAGTTCAGCCCATTAGTTCGGCCAACGAGTCGTTTGGGAGTGAAGGGCAATGGCTGCCGCCGGCGTTGCAGTTGGCGCTCACGAACGAACCTGACTGCCGCCTGCAGCTAACATCGTCTGACGACCAATGGATGTGCCAAATTCAACGTGACAGACTGGTCATCAATTGGAGAAAGCGGGGCGACGTCTATCCACGGTTTGGTGCCACTTGGACGCGATTCGAAGAAGCTTGGCATGCGTGGGAGTCATTCATTCTTGATTTGGAATTCAAACCTCTCAAGCCGAGGCTTTGGGAGCTTACTTACGTCAATCGCATCCCAAGCGAAGGTCTCTGGAAATCACCCAGCGATTGGCCTAAAGTATTTCCCGGCCTTTGGGGCGGCAAGTTCACTGCCATAGATGGTTTGGATTTGCGAGGATTCCAGGGGCAATGGGTCTGGGAATCTGCCGATCCAGTCGCACGATTGTACGTCGAGCCCAAGCCTGGACGATCGACAGCGGAACCACCTCAGGACGTACTGCTTCTAAGTCTGACGGCAAGAGGCCGGATTGACCTGGAGAAGGTGTCCAACGTGGAACAAAGTGGCACCGTCTTGGCGAGCATCAAGTCCGGTATTGAATGCGGGCATGGATTAATCGTGAAGACTTTCGATGCAATAGCATCCAATGAGGCCAAGACCAACTGGGGGCGCCATGCCGACCTTGACTGAGAACATTGCGAGCTGGGACGAAGATGCTCTATCTTCAGGGCAGCGATACGCTCAGCAGGATTACATTGCGACTGAAGCAAGGCAGACGGAGTCTCCGGAATGGGAGGTTTGCATTGACGCGCTCCTTAAAATAATGGGCGCTCCATCGACCGATGATGACGATGTTCCTCCGACTCACGACTCAATTGTGGCTGCGCTTTCATGGATTGTCTATCTAAGAAAGCGATTTCCCACAGCGCCTCCGACCTGCATTATGTCGGAGCCGGCAGGTGGAGTGATTGTTGAAAGGAGAGTGCTCTCTGGCGGCCGTCAATTCCTCAGCGAATTGACGTTCTACAACGACGGGAGTGCCGAGAGGACGGACTACTGCAACGGGAAGATTTGGCAGATGACGCCAATACCCCAAAAGCCTGACGACTTGGGCTTAATGAGGTAGCCGAAGGTACTCGACGACTCTTTCCGCCGCACACTCATGCCGACACCGCCAGCGGATGATGACGAGATTCTCTATCGACAGATCGGGCCTCGAGGGAACCCGATCTATTTTGATCCGAATAAGCCACGCCCAGTGCATCAATCGGTGTTTCTTCCCTCGAAGAAGGATGCAGATGGTCTCTCTCTTTTGAGGAAGAGATTCCGCTCCGAGATCTGGTCCGCTTATCGGCTTGAGCAACCATCAGTTCGATTCCGACTAGCCCGCCTTAATTGTCATCGGCTCAGGCACGTTGCGACTGAGCGCGGAATTCAAACGCTAAATCACATCCCGACTCCCGATGCACTCGATAACACACATGGCGAACCATGGGCTCACTGCGTAGTCTCGGAAGTGAACAGAACGGCATACGACGCCGATCAGGAGATACGTAAGCGAATCAAAGAATGGGCTCTTGGTATTTCTGATTCAATCTCCAATGACGATGTGATTGGCCCTTTCGAAGAACCGACGGAGAACGACGCCTATAGGCCGTGAAGCGCTCAGCGTGAGTCACCTTGCCTCATGCGGTTCGCCGATCAATCGTTCCCATGTAGTTACCCTCTTCCCGCAATTTCGGCACTCTCGCCGCCGCACGAGTTTTCTCCCACAGGCCGGTCTTGTGTAGACAACTGAAAGGTGGCCGCAGCCGCAATGCCGGCAGCGCAGGCCGCGGTCGTAGTCGTCGCTGCGTTTCGTGCCTGGATTCATGCGCGTCTTCTCCGCTGCAGTTCCGAAAAACTCACTCGCTCGAGCTTTACCGCCCCAGTCGCCTGCGTCCCTTGGAGCACTGCGCCCTGAATCGATGCTGCGACCGAGGCACCAACAAGGCAATCAAACCAGTGGTTGTCGCTCCGCTCGGGCCGCAGCTTCCACTCGTCGACCTGCCGGCCCCGGCCTTCAGTGCGCACGCGATACTCTGCGGTGAGGTGCTCGACAAAGAGCCGATGGCGCTCAGGTTTGTCGCCGAACAGCGACAGGCATCCGCGATCTCCCATCGGCACGGCAAGCCGGGAATAGACGAAGCTCTTCCAGTAGTTGGCGTCGAAGACGACGTGTCGCACTGCCCGCTTTCCCTGCACGTTGGGAATCCGCCAGTTGTGCCCGACGCGATCACCGGGTCGGCGTTTGTACTCGCTGAACGGCTGGCTGGAGGCGCCGACAAACCGCCCATGACTCGGCATGACGATGCCAGGGTGCGCTGACTGCCGGCAGAATTGGTAGATGACGTCGGTTGAGTTTCCCCAGTTGGCGTCGATAAGGCACCGTTCGATGCGGAGATGAGCGCCGTCGTCACGGCGCCATTCGCGGGTGATCATCGAGTGCGTCAACTGTTCCAGGCCGGCATAGATCGATCCCTCGAGGCCCGTCGTGTTAGTCGCGGCCGCCAACGTATGCCGCGCATCACGGAGCGTGAAGTATGGGCGCTGTTGGTCAGGGAACACGCCGTAGTCAAGGACGTAGCCGGTGAAGTCACGTTCCCAACCGGCGACGACGTAGAAAAGCAGCGCCTGTTGGACGTCGATGAACGCCGTCACGTGGTCAACGCCCAAAGGAACCGCGCTCCGCTCTAGTCGATTGATCTTCCCGGCGATCGCCTCGGCTGACAGGTCTTCGTCCTCACTGGCGTCCGCGGGCAGCGGCTCGTTCTGGTACTCCGCGAAGAACGCCGCCTCGTCCTGCAGCTTGAGGTTCATCGCATGCTGGATGGCCGACAGCTCGTCATGATTAAACCGCTGGGGCCAAGCGATCGCGGCGCCCTCGTCCATAGCCTCTCGGTGATCCTGATAGAACTCGGTGGCAGCGGCTATCCCCAGGCCGTTGCGCAGATTCTCAGCCCGGATTTCGGCGTACTGCTGCCACAGCTTCTCGTCCGTCGGGAACGAGTACACCATCTTGGTCCGCTCCCCGTTCCACTCCGGGTGCTTATCCCGGTCGAGAATGTTGTCGGCCATGTCGCTGGGACGAATCACCGTACAGGGCATGATCCCGCTGATCTTCTTGCCCGGTCCGCCCAGGCCGAGCACGGCGCCGGCCAGGACTGCTTCACGGGTAGCGCACTGGGTGAGTGAGCGGGCCGATTCGTCCGTCTGAGGATCGTCGAGGACGACGAGGGACGGGCGAACTGTCTTGCCGTCGGCCCGTTTGTACTTCATGCCGCGGATGCGCCCCGTAATGCCGGCGACTTTGATGATCGCGCCGCTAGCCGGGCTGTCCGGCATTGTCGGCAGGACGATCTCCTTGGCCGTCCAGCCGATGTGAGTGCGCTCGCCCTGGTAGAGCTGGCCATTGCAACGGTTGGCGATCCCATCGAGCGACTGGATCGGGAACACAACCTCGGGGTAGTCGGCTAACAGCAGTTCATTGCCATCGAGCTCCATCTTGATCGAGTCGAGCATGTCCATCGCGTGGCCCTCATCGCTGCCGATGAGGCAAACGAACTCGCGGTGGCCGTTGAGCACAGCCCAGATGCAGGCGCATTCGCAGATCGTTGTCTTGCCGCTGCCGCGAGGCATCGCCATTGCGAACAACCCGCCGTGCAACACCGCCTCCTCGATCTTGGCGATCACCTTCAGGTGGTCGGGCGACCACGGCAGATGAAAAGTCTGCGGGAAGTAGCACTCGCAGAAGTATCGAAAGTCGGTCGTCGCCTTCGCTTTCCGGCCGGCGTTTAGCACGTCAGGCAGATCGCCTATGTCGCGACCGGCGGAGGAGATGGCCGAGTTGCGGGCGCGGGCACGCTCCTTGATCGTTTCGTAGGGGTCACTATCGTCGGTAGGGCGAGGCTCGTTTCGGATCTGGATCAGCCACGCGACGTAGCGGAAGAGATCGACCGTCTGGCCGTCGCCGATCCGGAACCCCGCGCGAGTGCGGTGGCGATGCAGTTGCCGTTCGCTCACCACCTCGCCGAGCGGCGTTGAGTTCAAGAGGCGAGCAAGCTGGGTCGGCCGCAACCGCCGCGGATCAATCGCCACGAGCCACCTCCCGCACCAGCCACGCGGCGTAGTGAACCAGGTTGAGCGTGCCGTCGGCGTTGGCCGGCGCGCCGATCCCGAGGTCTTCGCGCAGCATCTCCTCGGTAATTTTGGCGCCGCCAACGGCTGAGAGCACCTTGGCCGCGTCGATCAGCGTCATCGCCGTGGGCGAGAGCCGCGGCCGATCGAATTCGTTCTCATCCATGCCCGCCAGCCCCCGATCTTGCGTCGTGCGCATCGCAAATGACGCGGCATTTCCGGCGTCCTGGGGGCGGCCAAAACGGGCCGGAAGAATCTTTCAGATTCTCGCGATGATTGGCTGGATGTTCTTTTCGACCCGAGGTAACTGTCGTGTCATGCGATGTACGCATGGACATTACCACCAGCCGGGAGACCAGCCGATGGACTACGAGATTGAGATGGTTGACGACCTCATGACGCTCATCGACGGGGACGGCCACGGGTGCGACGCGTTCGTCGTCGACCCGGCCAAGCCCTGGGACGCCGTGGAAACGCTTCTCGCCTGGGGCCGCGAGTACGAATTGAGCGCGGTCGATTCGTTGCACGAACTGCGGCAGCACCTCGACGAATGCTGCTAACCGGGCCACGCCGCTGCCCTCGCGGTGCGGGCGGGAGCGCCTACAACCACCAACCGGATAATCACAATGAACAAGAACGAACGCATTCCCACGACGGGCGCCGTCGATCAGGCGGCCTTCGAATCGGCGATCCGCGATAACCTCTCGCCCGAGGGGATTGCCGCGACCATCGCCTTCCTCCAGCCGGCCGCGTTCTACAAGCCGGCTAACGCCGACGCTCTCGCTGCGCTGCTGCAGGTCGAATGGCTCGCCGACACGCTCACCGAGATGCTGGGCGCCGATGAGCACAACCGGCTCATGGAGCAACTTGGTTTGTAAGCCGAAACGCGCCGACGCCGGCGCGTCGCGGCGGGTGGTTCCCGCCGCCTGACGATGGCAGCCCTTCCATCCAGCTGATTCGAGAGGAGAACGACCATGACCAAGACGAAGACCGCTAAGAAGCCCGCTGCAACGAAGGCCGCCGGCGCGAAACAGACCGCTGCCAAGAAAAGGGCGGCGCCCAAGAAGACGAGCGCGCTCGACGCAGCGGCCAAGCTGCTCGCTACTTCGAAGGAGCCGATGACGACCAAGGAGATGATCGACTCGCTGGCTGCCAAGAACCTCTGGAAATCGCCCGGCGGCAAGACACCTGACCGGACGCTCTACTCGGCGATCCTGCGGGAGATCGGGACTAAGGGGAAGGACGCCCGGTTCAAGAAGACCGAGCGCGGCAAGTTCGCGGCGAAGAGCTAACGCCCGCCCAGGGCTCGCGCCCAGCGCCCCACGTTGCCAACGTCGGGGCGTTTTTTCGTTGGAGCGGGTGCTGGGCCAATCGTTCGTCCGGACGCCACACGGCGCGAACGTGGCGAGATGGGGCCGGGCGTGGTATTCCGGCTGCAATCTCCAAGATTGTGCCCCGTTTCGCTTGATGTTTTCGTGCCCGCATGGCTCTTGTGTGATCAGCGGATTACCCCACCCCAACCAGGAGAAACGACGATGACCGAATCCGAAAAAATCCTCCGCGAAACCTTCCGCACGATGAACGCTGATCACGCCCAGAGGATTCGGGAAGCTTACTACAAGGCGGTCGAGGGTCTGCGGACGCTGGCCGACACGCTGGAGATCGCCGACGCCGAGATGCCCGGCTCGCCCGACGACCAGATCATGGCCGAGCACTTTCTGGCATGCGAAGCGCTGACGACGATGCGGAAGAGCGAGTTGGGCCGCGTCCTGTAGCATCTCAACCCCTCTCTCCCACCCCGGCCAGCGCCGGGGTGTTCTCGTTGGCGGCGATCCGCTCCGCTTTCCGTCCGGTGAACTTCTCCCACCGCTCGACGATCACGTCGCAGTACAGCGGGTCAAGCTCAATCAGGAACGCCTTGCGGCCCGTCTGCTCGCACCCAATGAGCGTCGAACCGCTGCCTCCGAACAGATCCAGGACGTTGTCGCCGGTGAGCGACGAGTACTGAATCGCCCGCACGGCCAGCTCGACCGGCTTCTCGGTGAGATGGACCATCGACTGCGGATTCACCTTCTTGAGGTGCCAGAGGTCGGTGGCGTTGTTCGGGCCGTGAAACTTGTGGCCCGCCCCTTCTTTCCAGCCGTAGAAGCAGATCTCGAAGGCGCCCATGAAGTCTTTGCGCGTGAGGACCGGATGCTGCTTGTCCCAGACGATCCCCTGGCTGAAGTAGAGTCCCGCAGTTTTGAGCGGCCCCGGGTAGTTGCCGAGGTTCGCGTAGCCGCCCCAGATGTAGAACGACCCACCTGGCTTGAGCGCCCGCGAGGCGTTGCCGAACCACGCCAAGAGCATCTCATCGAATGCCTCGTCGCTGACGAAGTCATTCGCTAGGGGCCGGTCCTTCGCCCGTAGCTTCTTCTGCGTCGGCTTGGACTTCTCCGGGTGACGTTCGAGATCGAACTTCTGGTGGTGCGTCTTGGCCGCCGCGAACGAACTGTTGCCGGCCGCGATCGCGTTGTTGCTTCGCGGCTCGACCTTCACGTTGTAAGGCGGATCGGTGTTGACCAGGTCGATCACCGCGCCGTCGAGCAACCGGTCGAGGTCTCCGGGCTTTGACGAGTCGCCGCACAGCAGGCGGTGGTTCCCGAGCACCCACAAGTCTCCCTGTTGGGTCGTTGCCTCATCGGGCGGTGCAGGAATTTCATCTGGATCGGTCAGCCCTTCTTCAACGCCCGGATCGAGCAGCTTGGCCAGTTCCTCGGCGTCGAATCCCAGCAATCCCAGGTCGTAGTTCGCCGCCTGCAGGTCGGCGAGTTCCAGGGGGAGCAGGTTGTAGTTCCACTCAGCGAGCGACGCCGTCTGATTGTCGGCGATCCGATACGCCTTGATCTGCTCGGGCGAGAGATCCTTGGCGACATGGACGGGGACCTTCTCTAGACCCAACTTCTGCGCCGCCTTCCAGCGGGTATGGCCGCAGATGATCACGAAGTCGGCGTCCACCACGATGGGCTGGCGAAACCCGAACTCGCGAAGTGATGCAACAACGGAGTCGACCGCGTCATCGTTGATGCGAGGATTGCTTTCGTATGCCTTGATTTCCCCGATTGCTAGTAGTTCAATCAGCATGTTCTTTTCTCCTGTCTTAACATTGGTGGCACCTCGCACCTGCCGGGGGGTTGCATGTATGAGTAGGCACATGAAAGGTGGGCTACGGGTCGTAGAGGATGTACAGGCAATCCGCGATAACTTTGCGAGATTCTCGAAAGCCTTTGTCCAAGGGCAGTCCGCTGTTTTGGAGCTTGCGCGAACGGCACACTACTGGGTTATGGATGCTGACCGAGGCGAGTTTGCACCCTGCCTTTTCCTCGCATACGAGGGTCTGACGGTTGAAACTTATGTGGCGCATCGCAAGACGCGCCACCAGGAGCTCGAAGGAGCAACTTTTGACGGAACGGTTGCCAGGAAATCGATCGCTAGGATTATCGGAGACTTCGATAAGAATCCGGCCTTGTCTCGAAGACTCACGGAATCGTTGCAGACGCAACTTGGCTCGGACGCGATTGCGAGGCTCAACACAGGCAAGTGGCGCTTTGCAAAGCTTCCTCCTATCCGCCACTGGACATTCGCCTGCGATCCATCGAGGTACGATGTACTTGCTGCTTGTAGAGCGCTGAACACCATTTGCTGGGCAGTGAAGCGTTCGAATCCGCAGATCGGCGATAAGGCCGTGATCTGGCAAGGAAAGGATGATCAAGGCCTGCGAGGCGTCGTCGGTTTCGGAGAGATCATCGAAGGGCCGGCAGTGTTTGATGAGAATCCAGACGAGGAGGCGTTCTATAAGGAGGAGCCGCCTGGGCCTGAGCGGCGCATTCGCATTTTGCTCCGACATGCTTCCGGATTGCCGCTTTGGCTCTCTGACCAAGACGACCTGTTGTCGAAGCTGAATGTCGCGAGGGCATATGGTGGAACGGTATTTCAACTCACTCCCGATCAATGGTCGGAAATCGTTGATCGAGCAGAAGCAATCTCTCAATCCGTCGCGGCAAGTGAGAGTGCAGGACAAGGGTGGAGTACCGATCCAAGAAGACGCCGCGCCATCGAGACCTACGCACAGAACACTGCGGCTCGATACTTCAGAGATAGAGGTTACTTGGTCGCTGATGTATCGTCCCATCAGCCTTATGATTTGAATTGCAGCAACGAGAATGAAGAACTCCACGTCGAAGTCAAAGGCTGTTCCGGGCTCGGCACATCGGTATTCTTGACGCGAAATGAAGTGGAGCATGCGCGGCGCAATGCCGGCAATGCCGTTCTTTTCATCGTGCGCGGCATAAAACTCGATGAGACATCTGGTGAGATTGAAGCCTCCGGCGGGCGCCCGGAGATCTATCGCCCATGGGCAGTCGACGACGGTACATTGCTGCCATTGAGCTACCAGTACGCTCCGCCGGGCGCAGATGGTCCAAACCACTCTGGGTAAACTTCGATGCAGTGAATGCCCAAACTGGCACTGATGGCCCAACTGCGTTCGGACAGACAAAACAAACTGTGCCCATAATGGCGGCTGTTCCCGCGTGCGTCTCCGACGAAACAGCGCCGG